TTGGTGAATGCTATCCTCGATGAGCTGAAGGACGAAGACTACGAGTAAGCTATGGAAACGGTAGATTTCTTATCTACCATAGTTGGACTCAATGCAAGGTTCAGGGCATTCGCTGATGAACTACCCAATGACTTTACAGTAACGTGGACATTTGGTGATGGGAAGACAGAATCACATGTAGGTGTGGTAACTGCTTCCCATCTTTATGAAACTCCTGGTGACTATGTTGTCAAGGTAACAATAACCAACAACGTAGGCGGAGCTAACCTTTCCAAGTCAAGAGTCATTGGAGTTAGTGATAAGGTAAATACCCAGTTGCCTGGCAGTATCTATGAGCTGATTGATACTTATATCCCTGAGGATATCTTCGGTAAACTTTCTCTTCAAGAGAAGCAACAGTTTATTGAAAAATGGCAGCTGTATATTCAGCCGCTAGTAAATCACGAAGTACCCATAGAGGAATTTAATAATGAGTTGTATTATGAAGCTCTAGAAAACCAGCTAATTATGGAATTGGCAGCCTATGATTTCATGGTTGTACAGATTTCATTGATGGTTGGTGCTACTGCAGAATCCGTTAAGGAGAGTAACTCATCCTCAAGTTCTGAATCCGGATCCTCAGAGTCAAGCCAAGGTTCAGGTGAGGTTAAACGAATACAAACAGGTCCAACTGAGGTAGAATTCTTCAACGATACTGACTCTGAATCTAAAATCTCATCCAATGTTATTAAAGCAATGCAACCCGGCGGAGTTATTGATATACTCAAACAAAACCTATGTATGCTTGCTGAAAGACTTTCCATTTATCTACCTATTTGCCGTACGGTGAAGAAGGTAGTAGTTCCCAAAGTAGTTAACCACCGGAGGCCAGGACCACTCGATGGCCCAGACCCAGGCTTCCCCGTAAAGAAGTAGGGTATGGCACGGAGGAAAAGAATTACAAAAGGAGTATGGGACAGATACAAGGCCATTGTAAATGACTTTGTTGAAGTGGATGCAGGAAAACAACCCCTAATCTGGTTGAAAAGATTTGACCAGATTCTGTCTTACGGTGAAGATGTTGGTAATAACTACGAACCGTATTTTCTGGATGGCTTAATCCAGTATAACTATATAAGAACATGGCCTTCATTAAAAGAGACCGTCTCGGGTGAACTGGACGGTATCAATATCGTGTTATACGTAACCAAAAGGTCACTGGAAGAGAGTGGACATATAACCAAAGAGGGATATTGGAACTTTGACTGGGCTCAGGATAAGTTTGTAATCAATGGTAAAGTGTATTCTCCTACTGGTGATACTCAGGTTGCTCAGGCACATGATGAAGCTTTGCTCTTCTTTGTTGTACTGAAGAGAGAAACTCCGGAGGAAACGAAAAGGATACTCTCCTATATGGAGAACATCGATAAGTACATAGAGCTGACCAAATACATTCTTGAACTGAGTGAAATAAATCATTACGAGGATGAAACCACAGTAAAGACCAATACGACTTTCAAAGTGAAACCCAAATAAAAAAAAGAAATGGCCGAAGTAAAACAGAATGGCATTGTTGTCAATCCTTCATCTGGTTCAGGTGATACCACTTTACAGGTAAAAGCTGAAATTGCCAATCGTGGCAATCGTGTAGTCCAAAGTGCTGAATTTGTGGTAGAGGGCACAGGAGTAGTTGAGAAGAAAACCTTTGTTGCTAACCACCTTCCTGCAGATGAGTTTATCCAGTTCGATAATACCAGTCCTGCAGTAGATAAAGGAGGTGGTACGGTAACTTTAACCGGTAAGTCCAATACCTCAAAAATAACCTTTAGCAAAGGTACTGGTAATATTATTGCTGCATCCCTGACTGCAATAAAGTTCCAAGTTAATGGTTCAAGTGCCACTTCAGGTACAGCAATTAGTGGTGACCCGGGTGCAAAAGCAAAGTACAATTTCACTTTAACTCTGACTGCAGCAGCGAATGAAACCATCAAAGCCCGTACACAGCAGATTATTGCAACGGCAAACGGTGGTCAGAAGGCAACAACTACTCTGAACCAGACAGCTGGTGACCCATTCATCGAAGTTGCACCGACCGAAATC